CCTATCCCCTGTGTGCCTTGGCAGTCTCAGCCTCTCTATGGGCAGTCGGTGATTGTTCGAAATGGCTGCCGGTGCGCAGGACTCTTCCAAGCTGGTCCTGGTCTCCATCAAGCCCGCTGCTGCCCCGAAGGCCTGATATGTCCCGCTACGTGATCCAGTCGGCCACCACGGGCGCTTTCCTGGCTCCTGACCCATCCACTGGGTTTGGTGAGCCGGCTTGGGTCATGTTGCTGGAGGAGGCGGGTGTCGTTGACGACCTCGAATCCTGCGCGGAACTCATTGAAGACCACTGCGAGCCTTTCCACCGTGCCAAAGCCATCGACCTCCACGCCCTATGACTTGGACCCTTTACACCCAGCTTCCCCAGGTCCTGGCCGTCTGCTTGTGCGGGTGGCTCTGCCTGCGGTTTCTCCGATCTTCTTTAGACGAGGTGATTCAGTAATGGACGTTACCTGCCCCGAATGTGGCCACACCGATTGCGTTAGCGAATTTCAGGATCAGGAGGAGTTTTCCCCCGACTTGTTTGACAGGGCTTGCTGCCCTGAATGCAGCCATGAATTTGAGCTTGATTAACTGGTTTCACCCCATCCATGCGAGTCCTCATTTGTGCAGTTGATCAACCCGTTTGCCCGCCTGAGTCGCAGGCCTGGGTGGACCTCGCCCAGGTGCTGCTGGACCCGTCTGTGTTGGGCCTTACTCCGGAATCCGTCCTTCTGGTTGCCTCCTTCGGTGCCGTCCCCGTTCTCGGTGCTTATCTGGTGGGCTATGGGATCGGTTTAGCAAAGGGGCTCATTCGCAAGGTTTGACAGGGCAGAGCAGAGCCCCGTGGCTCTCCTGTGCCGCTGTTGGCACGTTCTCAGCAATTTCTTTGAAAGGAATCATCATGCTGAATCGCACTCTGGGCATTGCCCGCAAGTACGGCTCTAAGGCCGTCGCGCTTACCGTTATCGCTGGTGCTTCGGTGCCTGCATTCGCTCAATCTACCAACCCCATCGTTCAGTTGCTCGAGACCATCGGTCTGGATGGTGTTGCAGCTGCTGTCCTGGCCTTGGGCGCGCTGATCGTTGCGATCGCTATGGCTTACAAGGCTCCCGATCTGGCCAAGCGCGGCGTCAAGAAGGTCTAAGGCGCAGTCATGGCTGCAAGCGCTGTTCTCATCCTTGTCTACACCCTGATTGCACTCATCGGTGGGATCAGCGCTTTTGCCCTGGTGCTGGGGATCAAGTCATGCGACTGAAATCCCTTGCACTGGGCATCCTCTCCCTGCCTGCGTTGACGGCCTTTGCTGCTGATGTTCCTGTGCCTAACCCACCTCCTGGTGCAGTCAACGCGAACCCGAATTACCTCGAATACAAAAAGACCGGGAACACCTACACGTGGAACCCAGTAGGCACATCAACCCCACCAGGCTCTGGCTCCATTTCTTTTCCGTCAACTCAAACTGTTTCAACTGTAGAGCCCAAGTTCACGGCTACTGGTGATTTGCCTTACCAGCACAAGGGTGGTGCGGGTGCTAAGGTTTCCATCTCTACCGGCATCAATAAACAGGCCCTCGCAAAGGCTGCTTCTGATGCAGTCAAGGGTGCGGCTGCTGCTGTTTCTGTCACTGCTTCTAATCCATATGTGCAAGTTGGTTTATTGGCTTGTTCGGTTTATTGTGACCAGCTTTATCAGTGGGGTGTTGATAAGTTGAAAGCTAATGGCGACGGTACTTTTTCTGCATTAGTTCCTGACCCTGCTGTTCATCCCGATCAGTCTGATGGTTATATTTATTCTCGTGATGGAATCTCAGGCCCTTCTATTTACTCTGCGTGTACTTCTTATATTTCATACACTAATTCTAAAATAACTGATGGGTGGTATTACACCTACCGTGGTTCTAGCCCGACTTCTTCTGGTAATCCGGGTGCTGGCTCTTGCCTGGTGTACCAGCATAGGCCAAATGGTGATATATATTCTTCTACTGGATGGCAGATGAATAAGACTCCAAGTAGTTCCTGTCCTTCTGGCACTCCTGTTGTTAATGGTGTTTGCAATGGTGAGGCTAAAATAGAAAAGCCTCTCGATCGTGTATTCGAGGATAATATTGTCAATAAGCCATGGGAGACAAAGTTTGCGGAAATTGCAGCTCAGCAATTGCAAGCGGCATTTATAAAATAGGCGAAAATATTTACACTGATGGCACAAGTTTGGATATTACTGGGCCTAATGCTGTTCCTATCAGTGAAGCAACCTCTACATGGCCTGTCAATGTTTTGCCTGGGACAACTACCCCGGCGCCTTCAGGTCACACTGGCCCAACTGAGCCCGGCACAGTTACTCAGACTAGCACCACCACCGCGCAAAATACTTTTAGGCCTGGTTCTACTGGATCTGGTAGTTCCTCTGGCCCTGGTGCGTCCATGACTACCACACAAAAGACTGAAACCAAAACCAGCATCACGAACAATATTACAAACGTCACAAATATCGTTAACACGGAAACCAAAACAGAAGATAAACCGCCAGAAGATAGTGCAACAGATACCCCTTTGGCGGGAATCCCTGAGTTGTATAAACAAAAATACCCCGATGGCTTTTCTGGTGTTTGGAACTCATTTAAAACAAAATTCAATCAAACACCGTTTGTAAATCTCATTCACCAACTAACCCCAAACATTCCTAGCGGTGGAACCTGTCCCGCCTGGACAATTGATCTTTCTTGGACTCCTGGTGGTTCAATGGGTGTTTATCGACTGGGTGATGATTATTGTTTTATCTGGCCCATTCTAAAAATTATTATCATTATTACGGCCTTATTCACGGCGCGCGTTTGGTGTTTGGGGGCTGATATGGGTGGCATGTTCACGACCCTTTTTGCAAAGATTGCAGCAGTCGTTAAATGGTTTGGTGATTTGTTTGTCGCCATCTTTGCATCCCTTTGGCACATCCTGACTGACCTGGGCTGCTGGTTGCTGGAGCAGTGCTTGGGCGTTGCTTTCGATGCGGTCAGCGCCATTGATCCTGGCCCCATCTCTGGTGCCATTGGTGCGTTTGATCAACTCCCAGCGGAGATGATCAACATCCTGATGCTGCTGGGCTTTGGTGAGGCCATGGGCATCATCGGCGCAGCCTTGTTGATTCGCATGGGCTTGCAGCTCATACCGTTTGTGAGGTTGGGCTCATGATTGACTTGCTTGAAGGCATCCCAGGCTCTGGCAAGAGCTATGAGGCCGTGGTCTACCACGTCCTCCCAGCACTCAAAAACGGTCGCAAGGTCGTCACAAACCTGCCCCTCAATGTCGATGCATTTGCCAAGCTGGATGCTCGTTACCGTGACCTTTTGGACATTCGCAAAGCCCCGTTGCCAGTGCTCGGCCGCTGGGATGCGGAGGCCGCAAACCGCAACGAAAATTGCTTTGTCCTGGGCGAGTTTGAAGCCCCGGAGGAAGTCCAAAACCTTGGCATCGTCCCCACGGAATTTGAGACGTTCGAACACCTCGGGCGCCGGCGATTGCTGCGCCAAAGGGCACTCGCCTTTTTGGTCACGTCTGGGACTTCTATGACGACTGGCGCGGCAAAGACAATATCGGCCCGCTGTACATCATTGATGAGTGCCACGTCTCATTTCCCCGAGAAAAGCTCCGTAAAAAGCTGTTCACGCCTGACGATGTGATTGAGTGGTTCAAGCTGCATCGGCACTTTGGTGCTGATGTGCTGCTGATGACCCAGCGCATGCGCTCTTTGGAGGAGGAGATTGCCGGTCTCGCTCAGTTTCACATCAAGGTGCACAAGGCGCATTTCTTGGGTAAGCCAGATGAGTACATCCGCAAGGTCCTGGCCGGCTACCGGGGCGGCGAGGTGCAGGTCAATGAGCGCAAGTACATGCCCCAGTATTTTCCGCTCTACAAAAGCCACACCCAGGGTGCAACGGTTGTTGAATCCGGTGCGCGCGACTTGTCGACCACCTACACCAAGTTCCAGAAGTTCCGCAAATGGTTCATGCTGTTTTCGGTGGTGGTTGTTATCTGGGCCGTTTGGATGAACTTCAAACCAAAGCCAAAGCCCCCTGAGCATGTCCAGCGTTTCCAAAATGCGCTTGCCAATACACCGCCAGGTCAAACGCTGGTTGACATAAATCCGGATGGCTCCCCGGTCACCCGCGCAAACACGCCACCAGTTCCCCAGGCCCAGCCCATGCCAGTGCAGCCCCAGGCGCAGACTGTGCCCGATCAGCCCGCGGCAAAGGACAAGATAGAGCCCTTGGAGGGCAAAACTATGCACCTCGTCGGCTGGATGCACATGCCCAGCAAAGGCACCGTTTACCGGGTGTCGGTTGCTGTTGGCCAGCGCGTCTTCTTTGATACCACGTCGGCAGATCTGGAGAAAGCGGGCTATGAGTTCAAGCCTGTTGCAGAGTGCATGGCCCTTGTCACCTGGGATGGCAAAACCCGGCCTGTAACGTGTGATGCTCCCATCAGCAATGTCGGTACCGAATCGCGCCCCATCGTGATCTCTGACGGTTCAAATACCAAGGTCACGACGGGTCCAGGCGCGCCCGGCCACGCTGCACCTGCTGCTGCGGATGACTACCCGCACCCACTGACTGCCGCTGCAAAAACGGCCCAGCTCGTCAAGACTGGCGGACTCTAAAAAAGCCTCTGAGGGGTATGGGGCTTGCCCCATGGCAAACGTCGGCGCGGTAACGCGACGATCCCAATCGGCTTGATGTGATCAGAGCCTATGTGCACGGTCCTGCGGTCGATAAAGCCGGGGCGCATGCCGCGTGGCCTTCTCCCAGCCAAAGCATGCCGTCCGCTCGTCGCCCTGATAAACGGTATTTGGTCTTTACTCCCTATGATCGCGGCGTAGAGGAGGGGAGACCATGGGTATTCAGGACCGCGACTATTGGCAAGACTGGAAGCGCGGAAACGAGGGTGAGGGCCCTTACAGAAAGCCGTTCCCGGGTGGTTCTGGTGGATCTGGGCAGCGATCACTGCGCTTCAAAATCATTGACGAGGTTCGTGCGCCAGTGCGTCGGCAATCGCAGCGGCCGCTGCCTCAGACTGACCATGTGCCTGAAGTGCTTTTGAGAAAGCTCACTTACCTTGGCGTGTTCGTTGCACTTGTAATTGCTGCCATGCTTGCTTATCGCGCGTACGCATTGCATCAGCTGAATCAGTCCATCCTTGGGCTCGTGAACGATGTCCCTAAGGCAATTTCGGCGCCGATTCAGCAGTCTTTGCAGGTGCAGCCCCAGTCCACGCACCAGGCCGAAGAGCGCCGTAAACAGTTGGCGCTAGAGCGTGATTTAGAGATGCAGCGCGCCATTGCCCGCCAGGAATTGAAAGATCGCCTGGATCGGGAGCATGCAGAGCGCGTCAAAAGGCGTAATGCAGCCTGGGAGCGGTTCTACCAGCCTTCGCATGAATGCCGTCGGGATGCAACGGTTGAATGTGCCAATGCATTTATCCGTGCTCAGCGGGCTTTCAGCGAACAGTACAAGGATTAGCGAACGTCAAAGATCGGGCTATTGGCTGCCTTGTCCACCTCGGCCAGTGCCTTTTCAAGCTCAAGAATCTGGCGTTGTAGCTTCGCAATCTGGCGTTTGAGCATCGCGTTTTCCTGAAACTGGAGCCTTCCCCAATTCACGGCATCGCAGTTTGCAGCCGATTGGCCCCAGGTGGACTCCCAAAACAGTGCCAACATAACCACACGCGGCGCTTGGCCTTTGCTGCGGTAGCTGCCCAAAGTTCGGGGAGAAATATCCAGGAATTTGGCCAGATCAGCATCGTTGCGCCCGATGTTGTCCAGCAGCGAGTGAAGGTGCGGAAGTTGCGCGGGTCTAGGTGCTCGGAACATGCGCAAAGCTGGTCACATCAAGCCGTGCGCAGTGGGTTGAAAACAGAGGTGTTGCCGTCGCTGCTACGGCGCGTGCAAACGCCTGTTTTTGCGATTAAACATAATATACATTGTATCTCTAGGTTATTCCCAGCGTTTTGGGTCGTCGAACCACTTGCGTTTAAGCAAAGCAGGCCCGGAATCTCTTTTCCCAACGCTGCCTCCAACACCTTACCTTTCGCTGTGCCTTCGGTCTCCTTGAGAGTGGCCGCAGCTAGGATATTTAGAGCGTTATAGCCAGCAAAGTAGCCGATTGCAGCTAGGTCTGCTGGCTGGCACTTGTCGTTTCCGTTCTTCCAATTTGTGATTTGTGCGCGATGCACACCAAGCTCCCGAGCGAGTGCGGCTTGGCTCCCAAGGTTTTTGGCTGCCTTTTCAATAAGGGTTATTACCAACGACATTGAGTAATCCTTTCTCTTTACATTCGGCAGTGCTGTAAGCCATTTCCTAACAACGACTTGCAGCAATTTTCTCACGGAGCCACCCGGACAGCGTGCAGTGATCAACAGCCCGTCCTACCGCCAGAAGCAGGGCGGCTCCATGAACCCAAAGGAGCTGCCAGCATGTCTTTCAACCCCCGCACCGATTCAAGTTCCCCGCCTGGTCACCAAGACCTGGACGCTAGCCTGGCAGCTCCCGCCCAGGTTGACCAGGTGGGGGGCACCTTGTTTGGTATGCGGGCATTCCTTGTGCGTCACCAATGGATTTGTGTCCTGGGTTGCTTCTTGAGCGCTCTGGCAAACCTGATCTGCATTTACGCATCGCCTAAGGTCATCGATTACTCGTTTGGCCTGCTCGGCTTCCTCTGGGGCGTGATTGTTGCGGTCCCTTTGGTTAGAGACTTTTTCCGAGGACGCGCATGACCGACACCTCCTTCATGCGCAACCAGCGCAACCGCGATCAGTGGCTGTCCATCGCCAAGTTCCTGCAGGAACAAAAGCCCCTGCCCAAGTTCAAGCGCAAGCCCTCCCCCGTCCAACAAGCCCGCGCCCTGGTCGCCACGATCGTGGCTAAGGGCTCGCAGATGGCGCGGCACGCAGCTGGGCAAGCGGAGCGCCGCACGGCTGAGGGACGTGACATAGGAGAGCCCAACCCATGACCGGCACTCCAGGCAATTACGTGGTCGACGGCCCCATGGGCATGTTCGGCAAAGGCCAATCCTCCAAGAGCTTCTCCAACGGTGAAGCCTTTTACGCATACGTCGACGCCCTTCGCAAGCTGGGCCGCACTGTGACCGTGCATGCAGACCATGCACCGGTCTTTGCTGTGGTCGAGGCCTCCAAGCCTGCGCCTGTGTTCGACATGTCTTTGATGGTGTACGCATGACCCGCTCTCACCGCGTACAGCACGCCTCGGCTTCCCCCAGTGCCTGTAAC